TGTCTTATGGTTGGTGGTGCAAATTTTGCAGTATCCGCCTGCGCTCCAATCTTTAGGGCACTCGCACCAGGTATCGGGGCTGCCCATCGCACTGATCCTCTAAGTTATGAAACATCTGCAGAGCATGGATGGTTGCATTGTGGACCACCAGGAGCAGGTCATTTTGTGAAGATGGTGCATAATGGTGTTGAGTATGGCATTATGCAAGCATATGCCGAAGGATTCAACATTCTCCACGAAGCAAATGCAGGAGCACAATATGTCAAAGCAGGAGATGCAGAAGTCGCCCCAATGGACAACCCTGCCGATTATTGCTATGACATTGACTGTAATGAAGTGGCTGAGTTATGGCGTCGTGGTAGTGTGGTCGGTTCTTGGTTGCTTGATCTTACCGCTGATGTATTACGCAGCGATCGAGAGCTTAGCAAGTTTGATGGGGGAGTTAGCGATAGTGGTGAGGGTCGTTGGACTGTTCACGCTGCTGTGGACCTTGGTGTACCTACCCCTGTTATCTCTACTGCCCTATTTGAACGATTCGGATCAAGACGTTTGAATCGCTATGCTAGTAAAGTGCTAAATGGTATGAGAGCTATGTTTGGGGGACACGATGTTCGCTGATGCACTTAGATGGATCGCAATACCGTTTGTACTGGCCACGGTATATTTCGGGATACGAAAAGGTGAAAATGACTACTACGAATCAGACGACTATGATGGAAACGGAACCGCTCACTAGACGGAT